GAGGTAGCCGCCGATGCTCGTGACCTGCGGGAGGTCCGCCGTCGCGCCCTCGCTGACGTAGAGGTAGCCGCCGATGCTCGTGACCTGCGGGAGGTCCGCCGTCGCGCCCTGCCTGACGTCGAGGTAGCCGCCGATGCTCGTGACGGCCTTGGCGTCATCACCTTTGTTGAAAACCAGATCGCCTTCAATGGCGCCCTTGTAGATCTTGCTCATTGATCATTCTCCCGCTCGCACGACAGAATGCCGGCGAGATCGCTGGCGCAGACAGGGCAGCAATAGGCCTCGTCGCAGTTGGAAAGGTTGGCGGGCCGACCGGCCTCGACGGCCGACCCGCGCGGATCAGATGACGACCTGGGAGGGGGTAGGTCGTCCGAGGCTCCCGTCCGGTGCGCGCTAAGGGGGGACGCGCGCAGTTCGGACAGTGGGGGTTTGTTAAGCAGGCGAAGGTGGCGCTCGGTGGCGAGAGACGCCCGAGCCGCGATGCCTGCGAGAAGGATGGAGGGGTGCTCGATCAACGACCCAGCCTCCGGAACGGGAACCACAAACGGCGCTTGCGCTCCATCGGCTGGATCGGGCCGCGCATCCGTTCGCGTTGCCATTGCGTCTGCGGCGCGACAGTGAGCGGATCGCGCCCGGTGGTGTGGAAGCGAGCGGACATCACCCCTCCCCCATCAGCAGCGCGTCGATGATCCGGTCTGCGTAAGAGATCAGGTGAACGTAGATCAGCCAGCAGGAGCCGATGCCCATGCCGAGCATGAACAGGCTGGCGGCGATATGCGGAGCGGCGCTCACGAGATCACCAACAGCGCAGAGTTTTCAGGACGGTCCGACGGCAGCACAGCCACCGGCTCGGGATGCTCCAGCCGCTCAGCAGCGGCGATCAGGCGGCTGGCCGCGTGGATCAGGTGAATGCGCGTCAGCGCCGGGTCGCTCGGCAGGAACTGATGGGCTAGTCCCACCGAGTGCTTGCCGATGTTCACGAGGTCGATCGTGCGGTAGCTGCGGAACTTCGGCTCGCGCATCACCGCGTTCGCCTTGGTCAGCGCCTCAGCGAACGCCGATCCGACATGAAAGCTGTCCTGGGGCATGATGATCTCCCCACCGTCTCTCGTGCCGGCTGGATGCGCGGCAGGTCAGGTGATGGGGTTAACTTTGCAGATTGCAAATCTCACGTCAAGACGGTTTGTTTGCATTCTGCAAAGCTCATGATAAACCATCTTTGCAGTCCGTAGAATCAAGGCTGACGCCGCTGTAGGAAAGGCATTTATGAAAATGGAATGGCAACCGATCGAAACCGCACCGAAAGACGGAAGATTTTTGTTGCTTTACGATGCGACGATTGATCGCGAGCGAGCGTTCTGGATGGAAGGCGCGCCGCCGCTGCTTATTGGCCGCGCACAGCTGTTACCCTATAGTGCGCGGGAGATTTGGGTATGGGTAAGCGACGTTGCTGAAACTGATAGCGACTATGATGGCTGCATGTCTGCCGTCTTCGTGAAGCCGACCCACTGGATGCCGCTACCGCCTAAGCCAGTCGATCAGGTAAAGGAAAACGGGAGAGCGTAATGACCGATCTCATCCAGTCTTTCACATTGCTCGCCTGCGCGCTCGCCAGTCTGTTTCAAGCCCTGGCGGCAAGACGAATGGCGCAGCGTTTCACCATTCTTGCATCCGCCTTATACTCCAGTTCGAAGACAACCAGCAGAGATGACTTAGGGACGGCGGACAAAACCAAGGGCGAATCCGGCTCAGATATGGATCGCCCTTGAGGCGTCACGCCAATAATCTCCGCCCCTCCATAAGGGTCGGCACCCATCGTTTTACGACATATCCGCAACCGCGTCGGCCAGCGAAGGGAGGCCCGCCGCACACGCCACTGGTCCGCTCCGGGCCCTGCGAGATGGAAATGCAAACGTTCAGGATGTTTTGCGGAGAGGAATGAGTGCTCAACATGAGGCCCGCCAAGAGCAAGTGATCGCGACGAAATACCCATAAGGCGCCACGATATCACTACGCCGGCTGTCGCCGCAACAGCCCCAACGACAGCAGCCAATGATCCGGTCATGGACAGAACATCAGCAGCGCTCATTTGCCGGTGCCGGTTCTAACAAAAGTTCGAATAATTTCTTCGACCTGTTCGCGCTTTTCCGGTGGCACGCTTTCCATAAGTTCGAGCGTGCGAGTGTCCGCGTCCTCCGGGTTGTGATCAGCCAAAAAGCCAGGGCGAGTATTGAGCGCAGGCGCCAGTCGCCTCAGCCATTTCAGCGACAATCCCCGGTCGCCCTCTTCCAAAAGGCTTATGACCGATCCCGTCGTCGGCGGCTGACACGCGGCTGCCAGCTCTTCTTGCGTCATCTTCCGATACTCCCTCCATGATCGGAGAAAATTCGGACCGCCGTTCTTGTCACCTGACATGTTCGCATTTTGCCAACATTGCAACAAATGGTCATCACGCAGATTGCAAAGTTTTGGCTTGCCTCTTACTTTGCAATCTGCAAATGTCTGCGACATGGAAGGCATCTCACCAACTAATCTCGCTGCGCGTGCTGGGATTTCCATTTCCTACGCCTCGCAGATCATCGGCGGAAAGCGCACGCCGGCTCGGCCGCTGGCGATCCACATTTTCCGGAAAACGGGCTGGGCGCATGATCTTATCGCACACCTAACCGAAGAGCAGATGGCCACTCTTGAGGCTGTGGAGCCTTGGGTTGCACCGGGCAAGAAGAAGGAAGCCGCCTGATGTTTCGTTCGATCCTTACTGCGGTGCTTTCTGGCGTATTCGTGGCCGTCATTGCCACGCTGGCTGGCATTGGTGTCAGTGTGATCATCGACCGGATCGCGCCCACACCCTCTTCCTGTGAAAGGCTCTAACCGATGCTCCGCCGCCTGATCCTCGGCCTCGCCGTCGCGCTGAACGCTGGCCTGTCCGCGTTGTGCTTTGCGCAGGAACTCCACGACGATGGCGTCACCTATGGCGCCTTCACCTTCCTCATGCTCATGATCCTCGTGCTTTACGGCGAGCGGCCGGAGCAGAGCGGGGAGGCTGGCTGATATGGCTACCATCACCGGGCCGATCCGCGCCGTGCTCAACGTCTCCGGCTGCAACCCGATGTCGCGCTCACTTGCCGCGCTTTCCCAGTGCCTTGGGCGGCTGGCGTCGGACGAACTCAGGGATGCCGTCGCTCGGGTCATTACCGAAGACGGCCTGCTCGAACTTGCCGGCCTGACCTTTAAGGGCCTGAACCTGTTCTCGATCAAGATGGCTGATCGCGCCGCAGACGGCGCACTCGAGTTCAGTGTGCTGGTCGAGGCCGACCGTGGATATCTGGAACTCGTGTCCGCAGTCGCCCTCAATATCAACAATGAGGCTGACGTGACCTTTGAGCATGGATGGCCAATCCTTTCAGTCGTGTGTGGAAATTCGACTGTAGCGGAAGCCGGAGGGGCGGCAAGCCTCTCCGGCGGAAGCGCAACCCCGGAGGGCGCTGCCTGATGTCTGCAATTTGTGATCATGGGAATTCTCTACGCGCGGGCGCGCCCAGCGTGTTGGGCAAAACACCCCGCCTGACACAGAATTCTTATCGCGAGGCGGTAAGCTCGACGATCATCGACATCGCCCGCTCCGAAGGGAACCTGACGGATCAGGACATGGCCGACCTGCTGGGCAACTCCGCCGCATCCGTCGGCAACGCCCGGAACAAGAAGGGCGACCTCTCCGCCGTCGCCATGCTGAGCATCGGCAAGGCGTTCGGCCCCGAGAGCCTGAACACGATCCTGTCGCTGATCGGCGCGAAGGCGGTCCCGGCCGCTGCCGTGTGCTGCGACAATGTCGGCAACATCCCCCTGAAGATCGCGGAGGCCCTGCCCCTGCTGATCACGCTGCTGTCGGACGGAGTTTGCTGCGACAGCGACGTGCGCAAGCTCGAAGCGGCTGGCGTCATCGATGAATTTATCAAGGCGGCGAGCGTGCTGGAGCGCCGCCGGAATGAGGTCCGCCTGCGGGCCGTCTGACTGCAACTGAGCGGGCGCGACTAGCCCAGGAGTGAACCATGACCGACGCCACTGGCGCGGCGCTGGCGATGGCCAGTTCCGCGAGCGATGATCTGCATCCTGAATACCGGGCCTTCCTGGAGGCGAAAATTCCTCTCGCCATGCCGGCTGGCCTGCCGTGCAGCCTGGACGATGTGCCGGACGTGCTGGCCGACGGGCGTCCGATGAAACCGCACATTCGCCATATCGTCCGCTGGGCGGTCGAAGGCGGACGCCGCGCGCTGTTCGAGAGCTTCGGCCTGCACAAGACGATGCAGCAGTTGTTGATCTGCGACATCATCCTGCGGAAGCTGGAGATCGCACTCGGCTCGAAGCCTGATGCGCTGGTCGTGGTGCCGCTCAATGTCCGCCGGGAATTCATTCGGGACGCCCAGCTGCTCGGCCTCGACGTCCGCTTCATCCAGTCGGATGCGGAGATGGATGCTTCCGGCGACGAAGGCGGCATCTTCCTGACCAACTATGAGAGCGTCCGCGAAGGCAAGGTCTCCGTCTCCCGTTTCTGTGTGGCCTGTCTGGACGAGGCGGACGTGCTGCGGTCCTTCGGGTCGAAGACCTATCAGGAGTTCCTGCCTCTCTTTGAGACGGTGCCCTATCGCTTCGTCGCCACCGCCACCCCTGCCCCGAACCGCTACAAGGAAATGATCCACTATGCCGGGTTCCTCGGCATCATGGACACCGGGCAGGCGCTCACCCGCTTCTTCCAGCGCAACAGCGAGAAGGCTGGCGATCTCACGCTGTATGAACATAAGCGCGATGAGTTCTTCACTTGGGTCAATTCCTGGGCTGTAATCATCCGCTCCCCCGCCGACATATGCAGGTGCTCATGTCACGTAGAATTGACCTCGCAGGACAAAGGTTCGGACGCCTCATTGCTATCGAATGGGATAGTGATTGGCGAGTCGGCGGCTGGCGATGCCAGTGCGATTGTGGAGGCGTCCACTTCGCAACTTCAAATCACCTCCGGTCAGGACGTGTCCTCAGCTGCGGATGCTTGCGCCCCAAGCATGGCGGAAAAGGAACCCGGTCATATTCAATCTGGGCAGCCATGCGCTCCCGATGCGGAAATCCCAGTAACCAAGATTGGGATCACTACGGCGGCCGAGGCATATCCGTCTGCGAACGTTGGCAGCAATACGCCAACTTCGTCGGAGACATGGGAGAGCCCGGCCCAGACGAAACCATCGAGCGCATTGACAATGGGCTCGGATACGAGCCCGGAAACTGCCGATGGGCCAGCCGAAAGGAACAGGCTCGGAACACACGTCGATCCGTCATGCTGCGCCTCGGAAATCGCGAGCAGTCAATGTCCGCATGGGCTGACGAGCTCGGCATTAACTACTGGACACTTCACCAACGATACCGGCGCGGCTGGAGCGTCGAGCGCATCTTGGGACCACTCCTGCGATAGCTGCCGCTGCACTGAAGGGTATGCGCTGCCGCCAATCACCGTTCGCTGGCACAGCGTAGAGGCGGACATCGCGGATGCGGAACCGGAGAGCAACGGCCAAGGCCGTCTGATCCGTGATACCGCGCTGGGTGTCGTGGAAGCCTCCCGCGAGAAGCGCCGGACCCTCGACGCCCGGATCGAAAAGGCTGCCGAGATCGTCGCCGCAGCGCCCGACGATCATTTCATCATCTGGCACGACCTCGAAGACGAGCGCCGCGCGCTGGAGAAATCCCTGCCCGGCTGCGAAACCGTCTATGGCGCACAGAAGCTGGACGTGCGGGAAGACATCGTCACCCGCTTTGCGGACGGCGACCTGGCATTGATCGGCGCCAAACCGGTGATGTTGGGCGGTGGCGTCAACCTGCAACGCCATTGCCATCGCGCGATCTTTACGGGCGTCGGCTTCAAATTCCGCGATTTCATCCAGGCAATTCACCGCATCCAGCGCTTCGGGCAAACCGAGCCCGTTGAAATCGACATCATCTATTCGGAAACCGAGACCGAGGTCGTTCGCGCCCTTCAGGAGAAATGGAAGCTCCACGAAGAACTTAGCGCCACGATGTCGGCGATGATCCGCAAATATGGGCTGGAACATTCCGCCGCAAAGGATGGTCTTGAGCGCTCGATCGGCTGCACCCGGCAGGAGGCAAGCGGGAACGGCTGGACGCTGGCGCACAATGATTGCGTGGCGGAGGCTGAGCGGCTGGAGGAAGGTTCGCTCGACCTGATTGTCACCTCCATCCCGTTCAGCAATCACTATGAATATACGCCGAGCTACAACGACTTCGGCCATACTGACGACGACGCGCATTTCTTTGCGCAGATGGATTTCCTGACGCCGCAGCTTCTTCGCGCGCTGGCGCCCGGCCGCCTCGCCTGCATCCACGTGAAGGACAGGATCCTGTTCGGCGCGGTGACGGGGCAGGGCGTGCCGACGGTCAATCCGTTCCACTCCAAATGCATCGAGCATTACATGCGCCACGGCTTTCAGTTCATGGGCATGATTACCGTCGTCACGGACGTCGTGCGCGAGAACAACCAGACCTATCGCCTCTCCTACAGCGAGATGCTGAAGGACGGCACGAAGATGGGCGTTGGAAGCCCTGAATATGTGCTGCTGATGCGCAAGCCGCAGAGCGACCGGAGCCGCGGCTATGCTGATACTCCGGTGGTCAAGACAGCCGACGAATATAGCCTCGCCCGTTGGCAGGTCGACGCGCACGCATTCTGGAGGTCGAGCGGGGAGCGTCCGCTGACCATCCCCGAACTGTGGGAAGTCGAAGAGCGCTTCGCGCACATGGCGACGGGCAAGATCGTCAAGCGTTTCCGCGAAGAGACGCGCGACCTGATCTACAGCTTCCGCTCGCATGTCGGCATCGGCGAGCAGATCGAAGAGCGCGGCACCAACGATCAGCGCGGCCATCTTCCCCGTACCTTTATGGCCTTGGCGCCGGGCAGCCATCATCCCGATGTTTGGGATGACGTCGTACGGATGCGCACGCTGAACGCCGAGCAGGTGCAGAAGGGCCGCGAAAAGCATGTCTGCCCGCTTCAATTCGACATCGTCGATCGCCTGATCGAACGGTACTCGGCGAAGGGCGATCTCGTTTACGACCCATTCTGCGGCCTGGGGACTGTCCCCATGCGCGCGATCCTGTCCGGCCGGCGCGGCGCGGGCAGTGAACTGAACCCCGAATATTGGGCGCATAGCGTGGCCTATCTGCGCGAAGCCGAAGATCAGATGGCGGTGCCGTCGCTCTTCGACCTGCTCGATTTGGAGCAGGATCAGCCGGCTGAGCGCGCCGCATGAGCCGCCGCTACCGCCGCCGCACCTTCGCCGAGGTCACCGCGCAGGCGCGCGCCGACGAACGCGCCCAGGTCGCGCAGTTCGGCCGCTGGCAGATCGCAGCCGTCGCCAACCTCATCGCCGCCGGGCGGGTCGATGCCGAAAGCGGCTCGCTCCTCTCCTCCCGGCTGGAAGCCTTTGTCGAGCAGGTCGAGCAGGGCCTGCACCTTTCCACCAACACGCCTGCTCAAGGAGAAAAGAAGTGACCGACGCTATGATGGCGGGCGATCCGAATGGACCGCGCCGCGCCGCGGACGGCGGGCATGTGCCCGGCGCCTGCAATACGATGGGCGAGTTCATCCGCTCGCTCGAAGACGGGCAGTTCGACGCCGATTGCTACGAAGAGGTCAAGGATCTGTCGGCGGCGCTGGCCGAACACGCCTGGCGCAATGGCGGCAAAGCCAAGGGCAAGGTGACCCTGACGATCGACTTCACCCAGGACGGCGGCCTGACCGAGATCAAGGCCAAGTTCAAGGTGACGAAGCCCGAGGATCACCGCGCCAAGTCGGTGATGTGGCGGACGGAAGACAACCGCTTCACCCGCACCCAGCCCAACCAGCAGCAGCTTTTCGGCATCCGCGACGTGAGCGGACCGGCCGAGCGCCCCCGCGACTACTGATCCACCACAGGAGAAAATGACCATGGATATTGACGATCTGAAGGGCCCGATTGGCGAGGCCCGCGAATTGGTCGAGGCTTATATCAAGCCCGTCCTGACGAGCATCAGCGACCCGACCGGCGGCGTCGTGGCGCCGTTCGCGATGACGCCGGGCGGCGCGCAGGTGATCCCTGCCAAGGCGTTCGACGATTATCGCCCCCAGCCCGTCCGCCGCATTGGCGTCGCGCACCTCACCTCGCTCGATAGCATCATTGCCCACGCGCTGCGCTTCAAGGATGAGGACAGCGCGATCTTCGCCAACGACGACCGCAAGGCTCCGTCGTTGACCGTCGTGCTCGACTATCACCGCATCGGCGCGGACAGCGACCCGCGCTTCGGCCAGCACCGCGCCCACTTCGCGTTTCCGCTGTCGGACGAGTGGACGGCATGGACCGAGCAGGACGGCCAGCAGATGCGCATGGTCGAGTTCGCCGAATTCCTCGAAGACCGGATCATCGACGTCCTCTATGTCATCCCCGAAGAGGACGAGCTTTCCGACGATCTGAAGAAGTTCATCAATGCGGGCGGCGGTGAAGCTACGATCGCGACGCCCCAGCGCCTTGTCGAACTGGCGCGCGGCCTTCAGGTGCATGAAAGCTCGGCGGTGCGGGAAGTCCGCAACCTGTCGACCGGCGAAGCCCAGATCAGCTTCACCTCGGAGCACACGGACGCCAACGGCGAACCGCTGCGCATCCCGGGCCTGTTCCTGATCGGCATCCCCGTCTTCCGCAACGGCCCGATCTACCGGATCGCCGCCCGGCTCCGGTACCGCAAGACGCCGACTGGCGTGGTGTTCTGGTATGACCTGTGGCGCACCGATCGCGTTTTCGATCATGCCTTCAAGGAGTCGTGCGAGCGCGCGGAGGTCGAAACCGAGCTTCCCCTGTTCTTCGGCAAGCCGGAATAATCCGATGAAGCACCGGGAGCATTCGTATCACAAAGGCGTGCACGGGCGGAGGATTTCCATCCGCCCTGGCATCGGCAGCCCGACGATGGTCGCGTTCGTGAAATGCACGAAGTGCCCAACGGAAGGCTCGCGGAACCTGCGTGCGCGGATGCCCCCGGAGCAGATCGACAAGAAATTCACGCAGGCCGGCTGGGCGCTCGATCCGCACATCTGCCCCGGCTGCCGCACCCAGGCCAGCAATGAGAGGAAAGCCATGTCGGCCAAGCCTTCGCCCGACGCCATGCGCGCCCAGGGCCAGATGTTTCACCTGTTGCAGACCCATTTCGACCCGAACAAGGGCGCTTTCGCCCAAGGATGGGACGACAAGCGCGTTGCCGCAGACACGGGCCTGTCGGAAACCGTCGTCATCGAGTTCCGGGAAGCCTGCTTCGGCAAGCTGAAGGAGCCGGAGGAAATCACGGCGCTGCGGAGCGACATCGCCGCGCTGGAAAAACTGCATCAGGAATCGTCCGCCTCCTTCGTGGCAGAGATCGCCAACCTCAAGAAGCAGATGGGCGCCATCAGCGCCAAGTGGGCGTTCTGATCATGGGCGCGCTCTATATCCGCGCCCGGCTGGTGAACGCCTATCGCCGGATCTTCCCGCACCCCGCGGTCGTCGCTATGCGCGAGCGGCGCCGGGTGGCCAACAAGGCCGTCGTTTCGACCAAGCGCCGCGACCATGCGGCCATCATGGCGAAAGCCGCCCAGCTTCGCGGGGAGGCGCGCGACTGATGGGCCGCCGGAAATCCACCGCGGCTTTGGTGCCCTGCTCGAATGCGTGCGGCCGGTCGTACGAGCCGTTCAAGGGCCGGAAGACGACGCTTTGCTATCCGTGCTCGCTCAGTGCGAACGGGCGCAATCCCAAGAAGAACGAGAAGAACCGCGCGGCGATGCTCCGTCGGCTCGCCGATCCGGCGATTCGCGCTGAGACCTTGCGCATCGCCCAGGAGGGACGCCGGCGGAAGCTGGCGGAGGATCCTGAGTTCCGGGCCCGGTGGCAGGAAATCGGGCGCACGCTGGGCAAATCGAATGCGATGCACAACAAGCACCCGAAGGGCTCGCCCGCGCGCATGAAGGCGGCAGCGACCCGGACCGAAACGATGCTCGGCTGGTGCCCGCTTGAGTATCGGGACGAATATCGCCGCCTGATCCACTCGAAGAGGCTGCGCGCTGCCGACGCGCGCGCTGTCATTGAAGCGCAGATCAAGGACGACGCCCAAAAGCAGCGCGCCCGGGCCGCGAAGGCTCAGCGTCTCTCCTTCGATGAACAGATCGCTCGCATCCGGGAGGGCAAGGCATCGGTCGTGGCGAAGTTCACGCCGTCGACGGACACAGGCCCTTACACGCTGGGCGGCGTCGCCTCGGGGATGATCTGATGGCGGCGCCCTGGTTCATGCAGGAGGCCCGGAAGCGCACGGCGGGCAAGAGGCGATCAGGCAGCGGCAAGCGTGCCGACGGCATGGCCGAGCGACCCGTGCAGCGCGGCGCCATCCGCCTGCTCGCCATGCATGGTGTCGAAGCCGTCCACGTGCCGAACGGTACGCACTTGGCGGGCGACAAGCTGGCGCGCATCAAGCAGATGGCCGCGCTTCGGAAGGATGGTCTTCGTCCCGGCTTCCCTGACCTGATCCTGTTCAACCGCAAGGTGCAGCTTCAGGTCGGCTTTCTCGAAGTGAAACGCGAGATCGGCAATGACCTTTCCGAGGATCAAGAGGACTGGCGCGATGATCTGATCGCGTGGGGCTTCCCTTGGGCGATGATCCGCCTGCCGGAAGAGGCCGTGGCCGCTATCCGCGAATGGGGGTGGATCCGGTGAGCGCTGACCTGCTTACGCGGTTGATAGCCGCCGGCACGCCCGCCGACCTCGTTGCCGAGGTGGCGATGCTGGCGGCGCAGGCCCAGGCGGACCGCGCTGCTATTGATAGCCGCCGCGCCAACGACAGGGATCGCTCGTCGCGCCGTCACGCGAAGTCACGTGACGACACGTGTGATCACGTGACAGCACGTGATGTCACGGGCGATACCCCCTTTCCCGCCCCCGCCCCTTCCTTTCCCCCAGACCCCCAAACTAACCCCACCCCCACCCATACCCCCGAGGGTGATACCCCGCGCACGCGTAAGGCCGACCCGTTCCCGATGCCGGAAGGCGTCGAGCCGCAGCACTGGCGCGACCTCCTGGCCAACCGGAAGCGGAAAAACCTCCCGAACACCCCGACGGCCCACAAGCGGTTGATGGCGGACATTGCCCGGTTCTCGGACGAGGAGTGGCCGCCCGGGCGCCTGATCGAACACGCTGCGGCCATGGGATGGGCCGCGATTTACGACCCTCGCCAGGACAATCGAAATGACCGCACAAACCGCCATCACCGCCAGGACCGAGCCGAACCATCAAATCCGATGGTACGAGCCGTCGTTGCCTCCGAAGCTCGACGCGCTGCTGGAGGAGAACCGGACCTTCACTGATCTGCCCATTGTCGGTCCTGTCAGCGCAGGCCACCTGCGTGCATACATTGCCGCATGCCAGCCCCCGATGCCCGAGCGTAAGCAGATCGAGCGGATGATCGGGCGCATCGCCGTCATGATGCCAAGCCCGAACATCACCAAGCAGGAGGCCGAAGAGAGGCTTGACCTGTATTGCCGCGCGCTCGGCGTCCATGCGCTTCCCGACCTGCACGCAGCGTTCGACGTGATCGTCCGCACCTGTCGCTTCTTTCCCACCGTCGCTGAGATTGAGAAGATCATCGCTCCCATCAAAGGGCGCCGCACGCGCCGCGAAGGAACGGCGCGCATGATCCTGCTCAAACATGAGCGGGAATGGTCCGAGCCGAAGGAGATGCTGACCGAAGAAGAGGCGAGACTGCTTGGCGGCATCCTCGCCGATCCGATGGGCCATAAGGCAGGAGAGGCGGCATGAACATCAGGACCGCGCGCAGGCTGTCCGGCCTGACCAGGGCGCGCTTCGCGTCTGCCGTGGGCGTCAGCGTCGGTACGCTCAAGCGCTACGAACGGGGAACCCGCTTCCCGACCGAGCGGCGCGTGATCGCGATCGAGCAGTGCCTCACTCGGCTGGGCGTGAACCTGGCCGACCTCGACCAGCCGCTGGCCAGCGGCACCGCGCATCAGTAGAACAAGAAGAGAACGGAGTTTACGGGCATGGCGGAGAAGCCGAAGTTTGAAATCGTGAATCGGCTGGGCGAGGTGTTCGAGGGCGACACGCCCAGCGCAGCGCGTGCGGCCATGATTGCGGCGGCTCGGCAGGCGTTGATTGACGACGCGGCCCGCTGCCCTGAGAAGGTGACGGCGCTGAATGCCCGCCTGGCGCGCATGGATGCCGCCCGCAAGCGCGAGCGCCAGCGGATCGAGCATCTTGTTTTGGGCCGGCCGCGTCCGATGGAGCGGGTGACGGAGGGTAAGCGCAAGGGGCACCGCAAGCCGAAGATGATCGATCGTCCTGTGCGGCTGGAGCCGGGCATCGAGGAGGCGGTGCAGATCCGGGAGGCGTGGGATCACAAGGCCTATGGTACGCCGGAGACCTGGGACCGCTCCACACGCACGCATGATGGCTCGCTGGTGCAACTGCACCGCAACGGCACCATCGACAAGGATCAGCTCGAATGGGCAGCCCAGATCGCGAACGTCTATCGCAGTCTGGAGGCGGACGTTGCGGTCAAGGTCGCCAGCCTGGAGGCGCGCGTCGACCAATCGAAGCGGCTCGGCGGGCAGGCGGCGGAGAGCGTCTACCGCGTCCGCATGCATCTCGCCTATGGCTATTGGCGGGACATGCTGCCGATGCCCAAGCAGATGGTGCTCGACATGATCGTCGGCGACACGATCGGCTATTCCGTCGCCGCGCATCGCTATCGCGTCCACAAGCGCAAGGCCAAGCGCTTCCTGCTCGACGCGCTGAACCGCTGGCCCATGTGCGTGGCGCACGCCTTCTCTATGGTGGACCGGGGGACCGTTGCGGCCCTCAACGCTGGGCAGAAGGTCATGCCGGGGTGGCTGGCCGGACCGGCGCGCCGCGGCGCTGTGAAGGCTGAGCAGCACGTCGTCGATGCTCTGGAGAGTGCGGATGAGCAGATCACGACGTGCCACCTCTATGACATCGACCCTGAGTTCTTGGACGAGCGCGGATTGTTGAAGGAATGGAGCGACATAGCGGACATTATCCGGGCGCGGTTCGGCGCGGTGGAAGACGAGGCAGCGTAGGCGGAGTTCACTTTTTGGCTTGCAAGTGGCCCCGAAATGTTCCAAAAACGGCCTTGGATAAATCCGCCCGATGCACATGCGCCGGGCGGATTTGTCGTTTCTGCTGGGGTAGCTCAACGGCAGAGCCGCTCACTCGTAATGAGAAGGTTGCGGGTTCAAGTCCCGCCCCTAGCTCCATGTCGGTGTAGCTCAATTCGGTAGAGCGCTGGTCTCCAAAACCAGAGGTTGCAGGTTCGAGCCCTGCCACCCTCGCCAGTTCCCCCGGCAACGGTGGAAGCCGCTGGCCTTTCGGTAACCCCTGAGATGGAGGGGTCAGCGGCAGTCATTCAGGAGGCGGCATGGCGACCCAGCGCAAACGGACCGAACGGTTGCGTGGACGTGCAGGACAGGCCCAGCGCCTCCGCCGCCTGCAGGCCGAGCCACTATGCCGTGACTGCAAGGAGCGCGGCATCATCACGCCCTCGACCGTCCCCGACCACATCAAGCCTCTGAGCCAAGGCGGGAGCGACGACGACAGCAACATCCGCTGCCTGTGCGGCCCCTGTCACGCGATCAGGACGGCGGAGCAGTTCGGGCACCAGCATCGGGCGGGGCTTGGGGCCTGCGACGCCAACGGCATGCCGACCGAACCGGCACACCCGTGGAACCGCCCCGGGGGGTAGGGGGGGTCAAAAGTGGGGCCGGAGGGGCCTTGGACACCGACCCCGCCCCCAAATTGTTTGCTAACACAGTTTTTGCTCTTGGGCCGGGAGGCCGCCGATGACCCGACGCCAGCGCATCGACAGCGCGGAGGGGGCGCTGGCCGTAATGGCCGCGTCCACCCGCGATTTGTCTCCGCCCAAGCACCTGAAACTCCGCCGCGGTGATGCTCCGTTCTGGGAAGCGATCATTGCTGAGCGAGCCAAGTCCGAATGGACCGATGCGGACCTTGCTGTCGCCGCCAATCTGGCCCGGGCGATGGCGGACGCGGAAAAGGTAGCAGCCTTCTCCGTTGACCGCGGCGGAAACGTCAAAGTGTCGGCGCTGATGCAGACCATCGAGTTGAGCGACAAGCTTGCGCGCCGGATCGTGACGTTGCGCCGGGCGCTCGGGCTGGACAGCCGGTCCAAGCATGGCGAGCAGCGGGACGTGAACCAGCGCCGCGCCCAGGCCAAGGAGATCGAGGCGGGGGCCAATCCGCTTGCCGATGATGACGACGGCTTGCTGGCGAGGCCGGGCACCATCCAGTGAGCTTGCCGGCGGGCGGGTTTCCGCCGCCAACGTTCAGCGGGGACCATAAACCGAAAACGCGCGGTGATCGGGCGATTGCCTTCATCGAGAAATACTGCCTGGTGCCGGAAGGCAAGCTGGTCGGCCAGCCGATCCGCCTCGATCCGTTCCAGAAAGATTTCATCTGGGCGGTATATGATAATCCGGCGGGCACGACTGAGGGTATACTCAGCATGGCCCGCAAGAACGGCAAGACAGCGCTGATCGCCTGCCTTCTTCTCGTCCATCTGGTCGGCCCGGAGGCCCGGCTCAACAGTCAGATCGTCTCCGGCGCCCGGTCCCGCAAGCAGGCTGCCTTGGTGTTCAACCTCGCCTGGAAAATGGTGAAGCTGAACCCGAAGCTCAAAGCGCTGGTCCGCGTCATCCCGTCCGCGAAAACGCTGATCGGCCTTGCGCTGAACGTCACCTATGAGGCCCTTTCAGCGGAGGCTGGAACTGCGCACGGCCTTTCGCCCGTGCTGGCCATCCTTGATGAGCTGGGCCAGGTCCGGGGACCGCTCGATGATTTCGTCGAGGCGATCGAGACCGCGTCAGGCGCCTATGACGACGCGCTCCGGCTGGTCATCTCGACGCAAGCGCCGACCGATGCGGACATGCTGTCGATCAAGATCGACGATGCGCTGCGGTCGCGCGATCCGAAGATTGTCGTTCGCCTTTACGCGGCGGAGCCAAAGGCGGATGTTCTTGACCCGGAGGCCCACAAGGCTGCCAATCCGGCCCTGGGCACATTCCGGTCCAAGGTCGAGCTGCTGGCCGCCGCTGAGAAGGCGGCGCGCATGCCGTCGGCGGAGAATGGCTTCCGCAACCTGTATCTGAACCAGCGGGTCAACCGCTTTTCGCCCTTCATCTCGCCCAGCGTCTGGGGGGCGTGCAACGACAACACGGACGACGAGGCATTCCAGAAAGGCGAGGTCTTCGGCGGTCTCGACCTCGCGGAAACGACCGACCTTTGTGCGTTCGTGCTGGCGGCGCTCTATCAAGGCATCTGGCATCTGCGGGCATGGTTCTGGAAACCGGAAGCCACGCTGAAGGATCACACGAAGCGCGACCGCGTCCCCTATGAGACATGGGCCGATCAGGGCTTCATCAACACGACGCCCGGCGTCGCGGTCGATTACGAATATGTCGCCCACGACCTGGCGCGGATCTGCGACGGCATCCCGGTCATCAAGATCGGTTATGACCGCCACCGCTTTAAGACACTCGAAGCCCAGATGCAGAAGCTGGGCATTGAACTGCCCTTCGAACCGTTTGGGCAGGGTTTCGTCAGCATGGCTCCTGCCATGGACCTGATCGAGATTGACTTTCTAAACGGCAATGTTCGGCACGGCGCCAATCCTGTGCTGACCATGTGTGCTGCCAATGCAGTGGTGAACAAAGACCCGGCCGGGAATCGCAAGCTCGACAAGGCAAAATCGACAGGAAGGATCGATGGCATGGTCGCAGCAGTAATGGCCCGGGGCGTCGCCGCGCTCACCGCTGATAATGACGATATGGATGACCTCATTGCCGGCTTGAAGTCGCAGATTAAGGCAGCCAGCTAATGGGTATTGGCACCTGGGTCGGTTCGACGATGCGCTGGTTCGGCACGGGGCAGAACGGCAAGCTGAGCGGTGCGCCGGAAGACGAGTCATCGCGGCAAGCAATCGCGCTCGGCAGCCGCATCGACAGCGCGGGGCAGACGGTCAATGCGAAGACCACGCTTGGTCTGCCCACGGCTTGGGCATGTGTCCGCCTCAAGTCTGATGTCGTCGGGTCCATGGGAATGGGGGTTTTTGAGAAGTCCAGTGACGGTGGCCGCAAGGCGCGCCCAGACCATTGGCTCTACGACCTGGTGCATGAGGAACCGAACCGCGATCAAACTGCGGCCGAGTTCTGGGCTGGCCAGGTTGCCGCGATGGACCTTTGGGGCAACGCCTATGCTGAGAAGGAGACGCTGGGGGGCCGTGTCACGGCACTGACACCGCTGGCGCCCGACCTGATGACGGTGAAGCGGAACCGGGACAATCAGCGCGTTTATATCTACCGTGATCGCGGCAAGTCAGAGGAACTGCCCGCCGACAAAGTTTTCCACCTGCGCGGGCTGACGCTGGGCGGCGATGTGGGATTGTCCGCGATCGAGTTCGGTCGGCGGACGCTGGGAAGCGCCATGGCGGCAAACAAGACGGCAGCGGATACGTTTCGCAGCGGGTTGCAGCTGGCGGGCTTTATGGAGACAGGGTCCACGAAGCTCAGCGCCGACCAGCGCGCGGATCTGATCGAGATCTTCGACGCATGGATCGGCGAAGCGATGCGCAATCGTGTCGTGCCGCTGGAGAAGGACTTCAAATTCCACGGGCTCAAGATGAACCCGGCCGAGGTCCAGTTGCTCGAATCGCGCGGCTGGGATGTGGAGGAAATCTGCCGCTGGTTTGGTATGCTGCCCATGCTTATCGGCCATGCGGCCAAAGGGCAGACCATGTGGGGCAGCGGCATAGAGCAGCTGCTCCTCGGCTGGCAGACGCTGTTGCTCAACCCGCTGCTGACCAACATTCAGCAGGCTGTAAAAAAGCAGCTGCTGCCGGCAGGCGAGCGGAAGAAGGTTTATCCTGAGATCAACCGCGAGGCACTGATGGCAGCGGACAGCGCTGCGCGTGCCGCACTCTACTCAGCTTTCGGCCAGAATGGCGTGATGACGCGCGGCGAGATGCGAAACCGCGAAAACCTGCCGTCTCTGCCCGGCGACGATTTCCTGACCGTGCAATCCAACCTCGTCCCGCTCGACATGCTGGGACAGGTGAACGCGCCCGAACAAGGTGCACGGTCTGCGCTGATGAACCTGCTGTTCGGTGGCGACGTCGACAGCCTGATCGACGCCCGCGTGAAGGCGGCACTGATGAACCACGATGGCGGCACTCGCCTGGAGGATTGACGATGCGTATTGATCGCGCCTTCGGGCGTAAGCACAGCGGCGCTCTGAAGGTGCGCGACTTCGATTTCGACATCAAGGCGGTGACCGAAGACGGCAAGTTCAGCGGCTATGGCTCGGTGTTCGGAACGGTCGACAGCTATCAGGAAGTCGTTGCCAAAGGGGCGTTCGTTGACAGCCTGGCGGAGTTGGCCGCCAAAGGGCGGCCCGTGCCGGTCCTCTGGCAACATCGCTCCAGCGAACCGATCGGCGCATGGTCCAATCTCAAGGAAGACGACCATGGCTTGTTCGGCGAGGGGCAGATCCTGCTTGATGCTGGGGACATGGAGAAGCGCGCCTATGCCCATATGAAGGCGCGCACCGTCACCGGCTTGTCGATTGGCTATTGGGTGCGCGAATCCTCGTATGACGAGAAAACCGGGATTCGCACCCTGACCAAACTGGATTTGGTCGAGATCAGTCTCGTCACCTTCCCAGCGAATGACGATGCACGGGTCGAGGCCGTCAAGTTCAAGCTCTCCCATGGCGAGCTGCCCACAGATCGCGAATTTGAGAAGTTCCTGCGCGAGGCAGGCTTCTCGAAGACACGGGCCGCTGCCCTCGTCGGCAATGGCCTGGCTGAAGTGCGCCGGAGGGAGTCCGAGCGCGATGAGACGACGAACCCGAGCCTGAAGGCTCTTTCGGACACCCTGGCCGGCTTCTCCCTGAAGTCCGCCTGACGAGGATAAGCATATGCGGAACTATATTTTCGCGGCATTTGCCGTGGTGCTGGCGCTTGTCGGCATTTCTGACGCGGCCATGGCCGCAACCTCTGTGGCCCATGTGGCGGCGAGCGGCGGTCACGAGCTGTTCGGCACCGTCGCCATGGCCATGACCGCTCTCCCGATGGCCCGCGAGTTCGGCCGCAAGGAAGACAATCCCGACCAGGGCACGCTGGAACAGCGGCTTGCCCATGCCCTCCAGGAGGTGAAGGGCTTCGCCGTCGAGTTCAAGGCGAAGAACGAAAAGGGCGAGCAGGTCGCCACTGAAACCAAGGAAAAGTGCGACAAGGCGCTGGTCGACCTTGAAGCGATCCGTGGCGAGGTGACCGAACTGTCGCAGAAGCTGGCGCAGTCGCGTCGCGGTGGCGGCGAGGACGAAGTGGCGCTCAAGTCTCTTGGCCATGAGGTCGCCCATCACGCCGACATCAAAGCCTACGCCGAGGGCGGCTGTAAGGGCACCGTGGGCATCACTGTCAAGGCGGTGACGAGCGCGAACGGTTCGGGCGGCGGGCTCATTCGCCCCGACCGTCAGTCGGAAATTGTTGGCCTCCAGCGCGTGCAGATGCGCGTGCGCGATTTGCTGACCCCCGGCCAGACCGAGAGCAACTCGATTGAGTATGCGTATCAGACCGTCCGCACCAACGCGGCGGCGGGGGTGGCGGAAACGGCGCAGAAGCCCGAATCGAACTACGGCTGGGACGTCGCGAACGCGCCCGTCCGCACTATCGCGCACTGGGTTCCCGCTTCGCGTCAGGCAATGGATGACATCCCGCAGCTCGAAAGTCTGATCGACGGCGAACTGCGCTATGGTCTGGATGATGTCGAAGATGCCGAGCTTCTGCTGGGCGATGGCACGGGCCAGCATCTGAACGGCCTCTACACGCAGGCAACGGCATATTCGCAGCCCGCCGGCGTCGCGATTTCGGGTGAAACCCGGATCGATCGCCTGCGCCTTGCCATCCTTCAGGTTGAACTGGCCGACTATGCTCCCGACGGCATCGTCATCCATCCGACCCAGTGGACCAACATCGAACTGACGAAGGACGCGGCTGGCGGCTATATTTTCGCCAATCCGCAAGGCCTTGCCGCTAACACCCTCTGGGGCCGCCCGGTCGTGTCGACGAAGCGCATCGGTTCCAACAATTTTCTGGTCGGTGCGTTCAAGCTCGCCGCCCAGATCTTCGACCGGATGGATACCGAGGTCCGCATCTCCGATCAGGACAGGGACAATTTTATTAAGAATATGTTAACGATCCGCGCGGAAAAGCGTCTGGCGCTCGTCGTTCGCCGCCCCACCGCGATGGTGAAGGGCTCGCTGGTCATCGCCTAATTGCAGCAGGGGTGCCGCTGTAGCGAGCGGCACCCCCTTTTCCGATCAGCGGCGCGCGAGGCGCCGTTGACCTGAGAAGGAGAAGCTCATGAGCAAAAATGCAATAGTCCTCGACGACCACTTCGGCGACGACGGTTACGTCACCGCCGGGATGATCCTGCGGGACATGACCACCAAGCGCTTCGACGAGTTGGAGAAGAAGGGCCTGATCCGCGAAGCGACGGCCGAAGAGGTCGAGGCTGGCGACCAGCACTCGATTGAACCCGATCCGTCGAAGGACGAGGAAGGCGAGAAGAAAGCGCCCGAGAGCAGCAACAAGAAGGCTGCCGAGCCGAAGAACAAGGGGGCCTGATATGGCTCGTTCCGCTCGCCGCTCCCGGGGCTTCATGTGTGCGCCGGCTTTCACCGCAAATCCGTCGATCACCGGCACCGCGCAGGTCGGCCAGACGCTGACCGGGGCGAGCGGGACCATCCGTAATGGCGATGTATCTGCCCGCCGGTGGCTTCGCGATGGCGTCGCTATCGCCGGTGCGACCGCCGCGGCCTATGTCATTCAAGCGGCAGATGTCGGTGCACGCCTTACCTTTGAGGTGACCGCAACCAACGCCCTCAACGCCGCCAACACCGTTGTCGCTGCATCAGCGCAGACGGGTGTGGTCATCGCCTGATGAGGGTCGCTGTCGTCATCCCTCCGCTGCCCGTGGTGACATGGGAAGAGGCGAAGGCTCACCTCAAGCTCGATGACGACTCTGAGAAGGCGCTGGTCGAGGGGATGATCGATGCGGCCACCCAGCACATCGACGGGCCAGATGGATGGCTCGGCCGTGCGCTGGGCCTTCAGACGCTGGAAATGTTCCTACCGTCTTTCGGCGTAACCTCCATCGCCGTTCCAGTTCCGCCAGCGGTCGATGTCGTTTCGGTCGAATATGTCGATGCCGCCGGTGAAACGGCAATGCTCGACGTCGATGACTATGAACTGACTGGCAATCTCCTCCGCCCTGCCTGGACGCGGTCTTGGCCGACGGCCCAGTGGCGAGGTTGCGATGGAGAGCCAGTCCGCATCCGCTATCGTGCCGGTTATGCCGTGAACCCAGACTCTGATCCTGTGGTGCCTAATATCCCGGCACCGATCCGGGCCGCAATTCTGCTCATGGTGGGCGACCTGCACCGTTTCCGCGGCACTGCTTCGGACATGAACATCAACGCGACAGCGATCCCCATGTCGTTGACCGTGCAGTCGCTGCTCCAGCCCTACCGGGTTTATCGCTGATGTCCCTCGACCCCGGCACCCTCAACCGTCGAGTCCGCATAGAACAGCCGACGGCGGCCGATGGTTTCGATGGCGCGGGTTCGGGCACATGGGGACTGGTCGCTGAGGTTTGGGCCAATGTGCAGGATATGCTGCCCAGCCGAGGAGAGAAGCTGGCAGAGGGTATCAACGTCACGGCCCGCCCTGCGCGGGTTCGCATCCGGTTCCGCGAAGGCATCACCTCCAACATGCGCTTCGTGATGGGCGGCCGGGTCATGCAGATCATTTCAGGCCCTGCGGAGCTTGGATTTCGTGACGGACTGGAATTCATGGTCGAAGAATCGCGGCCTGCGGGCAACCCGGCCTGATGGCTTCGGTCAAGGGCCGCGCGGCGGTTTCGAAATTCCTCTCGCAGCTGCCCGAGGACATCGCGAACAAGCTGCTGCGCGGCGCGGCGCGGACCGCTGCCAACGTCATTGCCGATGAAGCGCGGGATCGTTCCATCTCCAGCGAGGTGTCGGCGGCAATTAAGGTGTCCACTAAGCGCGAGGGCGGCCGGATCATCGCCAAGGTGCAGGTGAAAGGCGATGGCGCTTATATCGCGCCCTGGCTGGAATACGGCACCGACCCGCACTTCATCAGCGTGGACGATAGCCAGCGAGCCGGAATGAGCGTTCGCAAGGTGAACGAAAGGACAAAGGAAGGGGCGTTGGTCATCAACGGCCAGTTCGTCGGCACCACAGTTTGGCACCCCGGCGCGCGCGCTCATCCATTCCTGCGCCCGGCGCTGGATATGAAGGAGGCCGACGCCATCCGGGCGGGGCAGGAATTCATAACCAGCCGCGTGACACGCGCGGGCATCCAAGGCGCAGCTGAAAAGGATGACGCATGACGGGTGCAGACATCATCGGCGCGCTGCTGACTGCTGACGCGGCGGTGCTCGATGTGGTCGCTGTCGACCGGATCAAAGAGGACAGGCTGCCGGATGGCGTCGCCCTGCCCGCGATATTGGTTCGGACCGTCAGTTCGGTTGACCGCCAGCCGCTGAAGCGCGGCGCGGTCGAGCGGCAGGTGGACCGGGTTTCTGTCACCGTCAGGGCCGTCAGCGTGCGCGACCGTAAGGATGTCATTCGGCGCATCCGCGAGTGCTGCACCGGCCGGACCGGCGACATCAGCGGCGCGTTGCGCGTGTCTGTCCTGTCCGCCGGCCTCGGCCCCAGCCTGATCGGCCCGGGTGACACGTTCGAACAGACCCAAGATTTCAAGGTGTCCTTCGACGCCCTGACCTGAACCTCCGCCCGGCGCACGCGCCCGGGGAGCGGCTCAACACACAGGAGACGACAATGAGCGATCAGAAGAAAGTGAGCGCCTTCATCATCAAGAAATTCCGCGATGCGGGCAGCGAAGAGGAATTCGAGGCCGGTTCGACGGCTTCGATCAGCGAGGGCGCCTTCAAGAACTATGAAGCGGCTGGCCTCGTCCGCAAGCCCACCGCCGAAGACAAGAAGGCCAGCGACGCCGCCGCCAAGCCCGCCGCCTAACGAAATCGTCCGCCCGCGCGGACGTTCACGCCGGGATGATCCGGCATCTCAAATCGGAGAAAGACCATGACTTCCACGACCGCCGCGGGCACGACGATCGGCATCTCGGCCGCCGCCCCCGCAACCGAAGACGAAACCGGCTATGAGGCGCTGACCTTCACCACCATCGGCGGCGTCGAGCAGATCGGCGCGATCGGCGCCACGACCAACAAGGTCGAGTTCCAGCCGCTCAATGGCCCGAAGGAAAAGCACAAGGGCTCGACGGATTACGGTTCGCTCGCCCCCTCGATCGCGCACGACGAGGACGATGCAGGCCAGGCCCTGCTGCGCACCGCTGCTGAACCGGACAATAACGCCCTCTATTCGTTCGAGGTGACCTATCCGAACGGCGAGAAGCGTTGGTCCCAGGGCCGCGTCTTTGGCTACCCCGAGAACGTCGGCAATGCCGACAGCATCATCATGGCGAACCCGACCATCGAGTTCAGCAAAAAGGTCGTGAAGTCGGCCGCCTAACCCCCAGTTTCCGGCGCTTCAGCCGGTTCCTGCGCATCAGCCCGACCCGCACATCGCGGGTGGCGGGGCGGGCTGGTGCAACCTTCCCGCGAAAGGACACTGATAAATGCCCGGTTTTGACATCACCACGCAGGCCGCCGCCGATACCGCGGCCATCCACATCAAGGGCCGCGACGGCGATTTCCTCTATTCCGACGGCAAGCCCGTCCGCATCATCGTCTATGGCCCGGGCTCGGAAGCCTTCGCCGAAGTCGAGGATCGCCAGATCAACCGCACCGTGAAGCGCTCGGCGGAGAACGACGGCAAGCTCACCGTTGCCCCTGCCGAACAGCGCGGTGCGGAGCTGGCCGACGATCTCGCCTGCCTGACGGTCGCCTTCGAAAATCTCGACTATCCGCCGGCGTCGGGCAAGTCGGGCAAGGAACTGTTCCGCGCCCTCTATGCCGATAAGAAGCTGGGCTTCATCACGCAGCAGATTCAGAAGGCGCTGAAGGACTGGGGAAATTTTACGCCCGGCTCGACCAGCAGCTCGTCCTCGTAATTCGCCAGATGGCGTGGCTGAACGCCACGCCCAAGCCCCCCGAGGGCAGCAAGCGGGCGGCGGCTACCGGCCAGCCGCCCCCCATCAGCCGCATAGAGCAGCTGAAGCGGGATAGGGTGCCGCCGGCCATGCCGCCGAACCCTGCCCCGCACATCATCGATCGGCTCGTGGAAATCGGGCTCACCGAAGCCGCCGGGATGGGCGCAGCGCCCATCAGTTGGCAGTCAATCAGAGCATGGCAGGAAGTCCTCGGCGTTCGTCTTTCCCGGTGGGAGGCGAAGCTGCTCAGGCGCCTGTCAGTCGAATATCTGGCGGAGAGCCGCCGCGCCGAAAGCGAGAACTGCCCAGCACCCTGGCGCAGCGCCGTCGTTTCGGAGCGCGAGAAGGATCTGGAGCTGAAGCGCCTGCGGATGGTGCTCGGCTAGGCAGGTTCCCAAAGCACCAATCACCCTGCGGGTGGCCATCAGGCCGCCCATTTTTCTGGAGGCGGCATGGCAGACACCGATGCCCCGACCTTGGAAGTCGGCTTTGCAATCGACTTCTTCGATTCGTTCGGACAGCTGAAATCGCTGGATGACCTGATCGGCAGCGCCGCGGCGAACGCGGTTCGGGATTTCCAGAAGGTGGAAGCCGCCACCAGGGGCGCGGTGGATCTGCGCGGCGCGACTGCTCAGATTTCATCGTTCGGCGCGGCTGCGACGCGGGAACTGGCGAACGTCGCGCGCGACACGAACAAGGCGGAGAAGGCTGGCGAGGCCATGGTCCGCCAGATCGAACGGCAGATTGAGGTCTTCGGCAAGAGCGCGACGGAAATTCGCGACATGCGCGCCGAGATGCGCGCAGCAGATGCGGACAGCAAGGGCTTGACCGAACTGGCGACGCGCCTGCGCACCGCGAATGACGAGATCAAGCGGCTGGAGGAAGGCAACAAGCGCCTGCCCGGCCCGACGAACGCCGCCCGCGCCGCCACGCAGAACCTCGGTTTCCAGATCCAAGATTTTGCCGTGCAGGTTGTCGGCGGCACTTCGGTCATGCGCGCCTTTGCGATGCAGGCGCCACAGGCCGCCGGTGCTCTCACCGGATTCGAAGGCAAGCTGGGGACGGTCGGCAAGTTCCTGAACGGCCCATGGGGCATTGCGATCACCCTTGGCATGACGCTGCTCGCCGGGTTCGCTGATAAGATCTTCGGCGCCAGCAACAGCATCGACGACCACGTTGATAAGCTGAAGAAGCAGGCTGCTGAAACGGAGGCCACGCGCCAGGCACAGCAGCGGTTCAAAAGCAGCGCCGAAGGTGTAGCAGCGGCGATCCGGGACAGCGTTGCAGCGCAGGGTGAGTGGTTGAAGTCGCTCGACACCGCCGCAGAGCGCGCGAACATCGCCGCGAAGAAGAATCTCGCGCTGGAGATCAGCCACCGCCGCGTAATCATGGCAGAACTCGAACACGCAAAAGTCGTGGCTGAGCAGAACGCCAACAACGCGCTCAGCGGCGACGTTTACGACGTCGTGGCCAAAAGGGTTTCCGATGCTCGCCTTGCTGCGTTGCAGGTGCAGTTGAAGGAGCAGGAGGCCCTAATCAAGGCTGCCGAGCGGGAGGTGAACTTTTCCCGCATCGATCTGGCCGCTGAGGCTGCGGCGCGCGCCGTCGATCCTGTCAAGAAAATCAACGCGGCCTATGACGATCAGATCGAGGCGGCCAAGCGCGCGGCTCACGCTCGCGCTGCTGCCGGGCAAACGATCAGTGCTTCGCTGACACAAGAACTGATCGGGATTGAGCGTAACCGGCAGGCTGCCCTGAAGGCCGAAGAGGACCGGCAGGCCGCGCTGAAGCAGACGCAGAATCAGATTGGCCGGACCATCAACCTGATGGAGGCGCGCGAAATCGCGGAGAAGGCTGGGGGCCGTGTCACGAGCGACCTGCGCTCGCATGAAAAACAGCAGGAACTCTACGACAAATATGTCGCCTATAAAAACGGCACCGGCCCATGGGCGGCGCTGGCGGCAAAGCCCGGCACCAGCAACCATGAACTGGGTCAAGCCCTCGACGTCGCGAAGACCGACGGCATGACGCTGAAGAAGCTGGTTGCCGCATATCGCGCGGCCGGCGTGAAACTCACTGAGGCGCTGGACGAGGGTTCGCATTTCCATATCGCGTGGGCCGCCGGGAAGGCAGTCACTGAAGCGGCCAAGGAAGCCGAAAAGGTCGCGAAGTGGATGGAGGATCAGCGGCTCCAGTTAGGCGCAGATGTCGGGGCGCTGTCGCGAGCTATCGAGCAGCGCAATCTCGGATGGGACGATAAGGCGTTCACGGATTTCAACGGAACTTTCGGCGATCAGGACAAAGAAGCCCGAAATCGCGTGACCGATCAGCGCGAACGCTGGCGCAAAGACAATGAGGACGCCATCGCTGCGACCATCGCGGGGTTCGATCTGGTGCAAAGGCGCGCCGATTCTGCCGCCGATGCGATGGCCCACGCCTTTGGTCGGGTCGGGACTGCGATTGGTGACGCTGCTGCAATTCTGGTGGAGTTTGGCAACCGGCAGGAGGTGATCGACCAGCAAGCCAATCTCGGCATGATCACGCAGGCAGAGAAGCGCAAAGCATCCTTCGAAAACCAGCTGTCCGGCATGATCGCTCTGACCGGCGCGGCGAAGGGCCTCTTCAAAGAGCACAGCAAGGGCTATCAGGCCATGGAGGCGGCGGAGAAGGCTTTCGCCATCGTCCAACTCATCAACACGGCCAAGAGCGTGGCGGCTGGCGCTGCGAAGATGTTCGAGTTTCTGGGGCCGTTCGCGTTCCCAGCCGTCGCGGCGATGCTCGGCGTCATGGCCTCCCTCGGTTTCGGCGGTGGGGGGTCGGCTGGCAGCCTGCCCGCATCCAACACTGGCACCGGCACGGTCCTCGGGGACGCCTCGGCCAAGTCGGAGAGCATCAAGCGCTCTATCGACGCGCTGAAGGAGGTCGACACGGTGATGCTGACCTATTCGCGCCAGATGGCCGCCTCGCTCCAGTCCATCGACAGCCAGATCGGCAATCTGGCGTCGCTGGTTGTTCGCACCGGCAATATCAACGCCTCGCAGGGCATCACCACTGGCTTTGCCCAGAACACCACCGGCAAGGTGCTGGAGGGGCTGATCACTGGCGGCGGCGTCCTGTCGAAAATCCCCATCGTGGGCGGTATCATCGGTGCGGTCGGTAGCATTGTCGGCTCGCTGTTCGGCACGAAAACCAGCGTCATCGGCAGCGGCCTCTATGGCGGCGCGCAGTCGCTTCAGGACATTCTGGCCGGTGGTTTTGACGCCTCCTACTATTCTGACATCAAGAAGAAGAAGAAGTTCTTCGGCATTACCTCTTCGACCAAATATTCTACTCAATACAGCAACGCTGATGCTGGCCTTGAAAATCAGTTCACGCTGATCCTTCGCCAGTTCAATGATGCTGTTCTTGCGGCTGCTGGTCCTCTTGGCGAAGCGACCGATCTTATTCAGGCGCGTCTCAATCATTTCGTCGTCAACATCGGCAAAATCGACCTTCAGGGACTGACCGGCGACGAGATCGAGGAAAAGCTGGTCGCCGTGTTCGGTGCGGCGGCAGACGATATGGCGAAGGCCGCCTTCCCGGGCATCGAGCGCTTCCAAACGGTGGGCGAAGGCCTGTTCGAAACACTGGTACGCGTGGCATCCACGGTGGAAAGCGTCACGGCCTCTCTGGGCTTGCTCGGTTCGTCCGCGATCTCCATGTCCACCGATCTCAAAATGGCGCTGGCGGACCAGTTCGGCAGCGTCAGCGACTTCAGCAGCGCGGTCGATGATTATTTCCAGACCTATTACACTAAGGAAGAGCAGGCGGCGGCCAAGACCGCGCAGTTCGCCACCGTGTTCGACAGTCTGGGCCTCGCCATGCCGTCGACGCTGGCGGCGTTCCGCGCGCTGGTGGAGGCGCAGGACCTGACCACGGCGGCCGGACAGGCGACCTATGCGACCCTCCTCAAACTGGCACCCGCCTTCAGCGCGGTGGAGCAAGCACAGGAGCAGCAGGCGGAAGCCGCCGCCGACCTGGCCAAGACCCGCACCTCCATGGAAGTCACTCTGCTTGAGGCCATGGGCAAGACGGCGGAGGCCACCGCGCTCAAGCGTCAGGCCGAGTTGGACGCCATGGATGAAAGCCTGCGGCCGTTGCAGATGCAGATTTATGCCTGGCAGGATCTGGCGGCGGCGCAGGAAGCGGCGGCCAGCAGGGTCAGTGACGCGCGCGACGCGCTGTCGTCCGCCTATAGCCGGGAAGCCGCGACGCTCGAATCCACCGCGTCGAAGTTCCGCGACTTCGCCTCCACCATCGCCGATTTCCGCAAGGGACTGTTCTCCGACATGCCGGGCGTGGACAGCTATGCCCAGACCCGCGCCCAGTTCGACAAAACGGCCAGCCTTGCCCGTTTCGGCAATGAAGCCAGCCTAGAGGCCTTCAGCGGCGATGCGCAGGCCTATCTGGATGCCTCGCGCAGCCATGCCGGATCCGCGCTGGAATATGCCGCCGATCTGGCCCGCGTCGCGGCGGCAGCCGATCAGGCGCAGAAAGGAGCGAACGGCGTGGCCAGCGCGGCGGAACAACAGCTGGCAACCATGAAGGCCAGCGTCGCCAAGCTGATAGAACTGGATGATAATGTCGTCTCCGTGACGCAGGCCATTGCCGATTTGCAAGCAGCGCAGGCGGAAGCGGATGCGTTGCAACGCGAACTGGGCAAATCCACCAATCCTGTGCCCGCACTGACTGAGGTCAATCTGAATCTGACCGACATGGCCGGCCTGATCGACCGACTGAACGACAGTCAGGCCGCAACGAAGGAAGAGATCGCCGCTCTGCGGCAAGAGATGCAGGCAGCCCTGATATCTATTGCCACCAACACCGGTGAAACCGCCCGAATCGCCCGGCGCCACGACCGGGGCGACGCGACGGCCGTGACGGTGGAGGCAGCATGAAGGTCGTCCGTCCCGTTACCGTCACCGCTGCCGGGCTGACCAGCAGCGTGCCGGAAACCGCACCCGCTGCCTATGCCGGGGGCACCTCCTATGCACTGGCTGCCCAGGTCAGCGTCATCAGCGGTTCTACGGCCATGGTCTATGAAAGCCTCGCGGTGGGCAATGTCGGGCATGATCCGGCGAGTTCACCCGACTGGTGGCGGCAGGTGGCGACCACCTATCTGCCTTGGAACAGCGGCACCACATATGCAAAGGGCGCACGCGTCCTCGATGCCGCCGCGCATATTGAGTATCAGAGCCTGCTGGACGGCAACACCAACCATGCGGTCACCGATCCGGCCTGGTGGTTCGCCATGCCCTCCAACCGCTGGCGCATGTTCGACCAGTCGCTGGGTTCGGAGACCGTCGCGCGGGACAGCGTCACGGTATCCATCTCCGTCACCGGCCGGATCGATAGCGTGGCGCTGCTCAATGTGTCCGCTGCCAGCGCGCGGATCGTCATGACGGCCGCCGGTGCCGGGACCGTCTATGACCGGACGATCAATCTGGCCTCCGACAGCGGCATCACCGACTGGTTCGGCTATTTCTTCGAAGAGGTCGTTCGGCTGGGGGATCATGTCAGCACCGATCTGCCGCTCTATGCCAATCCGACCATCACGGTGACGCTGACGGATCCCGGTTCCGAAGTGTCGATCGGCGGCTTGGTGGTCGGACTGTCGCGTGACCTTGGCGTCACAGAAGAGCGCCCTACCATCGGCATCACCGACTATTCCAAAAAGGAAGCCGACGAATTCGGCAACTATCTGGTGGTCGAGCGCGCCTTTTCGAAGCGGGGGCGGTTCACCGTCTGGACCGAGAACCGCCAGGTTGAAGCGCTGGTCAACCTGATGGCGAAATATCGCGCAACGCCCGTCGTCTGGGTCGGCGCTGACGGCATGGCCGTGACCGCCCTGTTCGGCTTCTACAAGGATTTCAACGTCGAGATTTCCTATCCGACGATGAGCATCTGCACCCTGGAAATTGAGGGACTGACCTGATGAGCCTGCCTGCCATTACCGAGTTGCCTACCGCACCCAGCCGGTCGGATGCGCCAGCGACGTTCATCGCGCGCGCCGACGCGCTGCTGGCTGCGCTGGTGCTGATGGTCCCGGAACTCAACAGCTTCGGCAATGCGCTGGAGGTGGTCGCGCAGGCCACCAACTATAATGCGACCTCAGCGACCAGCATCGCCATCGGCACCGGCAACAAGACCTTCGCCGCCTCGCCGGGGAAGCTGTTGCAGATCGGGCAGTTCGTCGTCGTCGCCAGCACCGCCAGCCCGACCAACTATATGTTCGGACAGGTGGCCAGCTACAGCGCCTCGACCGGCGCGCTGGTGGTCGCGGTGACGTCCGTGGGCGGGGCTGGCACCTTCGCGGCGTGGACGATCGCGCTGGCGGTCGATGGCGACGCCGTGCGCAAGATCGGCAACCAGGTCATGGCTGGAGCATTGTCGGTCGGCGGCGTCCTGAGCGCGCTGGCCGGTATCACCGATGGCACGAACGACATCGGCGGATACAAGCATGTCCCGCAAAATGCCCAGTCCGGCGCCTACACTCTGGCGCTGGCCGACGCGGGCAAGCATGTGCTCTCGAGCAACACCGGTTCGCAGACCATCACCCTGCCGGCAAATTCGACCGCCGCATTCCCGATCGGCGCTGCCATCACGATCATCAATGATGGCAGCGGAAATATCACCCTGACGCCCGCAGGCGGCGTGACGCTGAAGCAGGCCGGCACGGTCAATACCGGCAGCCGGACGCTGGCGGCGAACGGCCTTGCCACCCTGGTCAAGGTTGCGACCGACAAATGGTTCATATCCGGCGTGGGTCTGTCCTGATGAGTGGCATCCTGAACACCCTGCTGGGAAGCGGCGGAAAGCCCGTTACGGTCGTGGCGCTCACATCGGGCACCAGCTGGACCGTGCCGGCGGGCGTCACGAAGGTGAATGTTCACTGCTATGGACCAGGAGGCCGCTCAACCGGCAGCGGCGGCGGCGGTGGCGGTGCCTATGCGTACAAGGCGGACCTGGTGGTCACCCCCGGTGGTGCGGTCACCTATCAAGTGGGCGTGGCAGGTGCATCTCCGACCGACACCTGGTTCTCCTCCACCTCAACGGTTCTGGCGAAGGCCGGCGCCAACACAACGGGGCCCGCTGCGGGTGCCGGAGGCAGTGCTGCGTCGAGTATCGGCGACATTAGATATGACGGTGGCGCTGGCGGAGGAATGGCGGGCGGACCTTGTGGGGGCGGCGGTGCCGCCGGCCCGTTGGGCGCGGGTCGAGCAGGCGGTGCGGGTAGCGGCAGTAACTCGGGACGGGGCGGCGGCGGTGCGGGCGGATCGCTGGCAACTGCTGGCGGCATTGGTGGCTCCACGCTGCCCGCCGTGGGCGGCGATGGTGGAGCCGGGCCTTTTGGAACCGGGGGCGGCGCGGGTGGCGCTTCATCTAATGGCGCGGGCAGCGCCGGGACGAATGGCGGCGGCGGCGGCGGCGCTGGTTACACGGGCAGCGGCGCTGGCGCCGTGGGCGGCGCGGGTGGCATGGCTATCATGCACACGGCAACGGCCACAGGCATCTCCTACGGTCCCTGTGGGGGCGGAGGTGGATCAACAGGTCTTTCGACGAATGCCGGGGGGGCAGGCGGCGCCTATGGCGGCGGTGGCGGTGGCGGTGGCAGTTCTGCCGCCTCGACCGGCGGCGCTGGCCTTATCGTTCTGGAGTATCAAGCATGAATCTGGTTTGGGAATTCCCCGCGCTGCATGTTGCGCGCGACATGGACGGGCGGGCCAATGTAGTGACGGCAGTCGACTGGCGGCTGACCGCGACCGATGCCGATGGCCACGCAGTCACCGCGACTGGGCGCGCGGGCCTTGATCCCGCGCCAGACGATTTCACGGATTTCGACAGCCTTACAGCTGCGCAGGTGCAGGGCTGGGTGGAAACGCAGCTGGGCGATGATCTGCCGTCCGTGAAATCCTCGCTCGAAGCGCGGCTGGCAGAACTGGTCAATCCTCCCCTGGCGATATTGTCGCCGCCATGGGCTGCATCGAGTGACGGGGGTGCGGCACCCTCCGAAGATGGAGAGGCTGTAGGTGGTTGAAACCAGCATCATCGCGCAACTGGCGACGCAATTTGGTGCGCCGGGCCTGCTGGTCGGGTTCATGGTCTGGCGCGAACTGTTGCAGCGATCTGACCGCAAGGTGGAGAGAGAGGAGGATCTGGCCGTAAGGAAGGACCGCGCTGATGCCGACAAGGCGCTGGCATCGTCCCTTTCCGCCCTGACTGTCACCATCCAGAATCTGGACCGGAAATGATGTGCGAGGCGCGCGACGCGATCCAGGCGCGCAAGGCGGCGGCCGAGGGGTTGACCAGGGCCTGCGCCGCCCAGGTCGCGGTAATCGCGGCCGCCTTTGTCGGTGCGCTGGCCGAGCCTTTGCCGGATGCGCTGCGGCGGCTGGCCGATGAGGCGGAGCGACGGCTGGAGCAATAGGCGGGCCATTCCGCCGGGTCGAGTGATGGAACGGACATTCAGGGCGCTTCGGGCGCCCTTTTTCATGGGAGAATGACATGGACCACGCGCAACTCCAGCGCCGCCTCTTCTCGCTGGGCGTCTATCAGGGCGCCATCAACGGCACCTTCGATGCGCCGACCCGCGCCGCCACCCTCAAGGCCCTGACCGACGGTCCCGATTACGAGATCACCGCTGATGACGTCGCGGCAGCGGCCCGCGACATCAAGGTCGAACCGGCGACGATCTGGACCATTTATGACGTGGAGGCTGCGGGAGACGCCTTCATCGGCGGGCGGCCCACGCTCCTGCCGGAGCCGCATCGGTTCAGCCGATCGACCGGACATCGCTATGACGCGAGCCATCCGCGCATCTCTTCCCGGACATGGAACCGGAAGCTCTATCCCGGCAGCCAGGCGGCGCGCTGGGAAATGCTGATGGACATGGTCGCGCTCGACGTCGACGCGGGGTTCATGTCCGCCAGCTACGGCGCGTTCCAGATCCTGGGCGAGAACTTCGCCATCTGCGATGCGCCGGACCCTTGGTCTTTCGCGTGGCGGCAGTCCCGGACCGAAGGCGACCAGCTTGACGCCTTCATCCGGTTCGTGAGGGGGAAGGGGCTCGTGGGCGCCCTCCAGCGCCGCGATTGGGCCGCGTTCGCGAAGGGGTACAACGGCACAGCCTACCGCGAGAACAAATATGATGAGCGGCTCGCCGCTGCCTATGCGAAGCGGAGGGCGGCATGAGCTGGGCCACAGCATTGGGGCTCGCCCGCCGCCTCTGGTGGGTACCCGTCATCATCGGCCTGATGGTCGCCCTCGCGCTGACATCGATGAAGATCGAAGTCCGCACGGCCGAGCGGGACAAGGCCCGGACCGACCTCAGCGCCGAACAGCGGGCCCACAAGCAGACCGTCGCCAACTATCGCGCCGCCAGTGCCGAAGCGCTGCGCCAGGCGGCCGAGAATGTGAATCGCGTCAAGGCTGAACAGGCCGCCATCACCGAAAGGAAGATCAATGACCTCCAGGCTCATTATGCCGCTGTTGATGCTCGCTATGAGCGCGTGCGGGCAGCGCTTGCCGCCCGAACCGATCTCCGCAGTTCCGAAACAGCCCCCGTGTCCGTCGCCAGCGAAGCCACCTGCCGAGCTTATGGAGGAACCAGTTGTGACGGACTTCTTGCCAAGCTCCGGATAGCCGAGCGGCAGGCGTGGAACCTGATCAAACTTCGGGAATGGGCAGCAGAGCAAGCGGCGGTGAAGGTGGAGCCGGAACCGGCGACAGGGCTTGGCTCACAGCTTAACCCTTGATATGCCGCCGCTTCTGTCCAAAGGGGGCGGAGGGCGGCTCCGTGGTGCGTGGCGTAGCATGGGGTCGCCCAACGGGTGCCTGCCTGCCTCAAGCAACGTCCCCCAGTTTTTCCGTCCCTGTCCAATTTGTCCAATCCGAATCAGAGCCGGTCGGGGCACATTAATTCGTGCGACCCGAAGGCTCTTAAATCAGCCTTCTACTGGCCCGGTGGCTGATGCTGCCGGGCCGTTTTTGGCCCCGGCAAGGTCGCCTCGCCCCATAGGTTTGTGCGGCTGAAAGCCGGGGCGAGGCATCGCGATTACGCACAGGGCAGTAATCAGGTTCCGGCCGGCTTCTCGTCGCCCTCCTCCAGCATGGCGTCGATCATCGCAGACCACGCCTTCTCCGGCCCATCTTGGCAAAACCCATATTCAACATTGACGCCGGGAACGTCCTCCCACCCTTCGATGCCTTCGCCTGGCTCTCGGACCGCAGCGAGGACAGCGCGCACCAGCGCCACCGCATCAATCACGCCATCAATAGGCACAGAGCGAAGGTTGTCGGGCTCTCCGCCGACATAGGCACCCTGCTCTTGGGCCGCATCGATGACGGCGCGGGAAGCGCGCTCAATCGGGGTCATCTCGATCGACGTCATAGCTCGAACTCCTGAAGCCGCTCCTGAGGATCAATGGCGACCTTCGATTTCGTTCCTGGCCGCCTCCGCCATGAACGCGCTGCGGGTCAGCTTCCGAAGCGCTGCCGCCTGATCGATGGCGTCGAGCATGCCCCGATCCAGCGACAGATTGACGCGGGCGAGCTTGTTGGCCGATGTGATGCGCGGAACGGCAAGAAGGAACGCGCCCTGCGCCAGATCCTCTTTCACCGCTTCGCGCACCTGATCGACCGGGCGCGGATCGACTTCCTCCGCATCCTCAAACCACAGTTCCAGCGCCTCCACCGCATTGGGGAGTACGTCTTCCTGACGGTCGGCCGCCGAGAAGCAACCCGGCAGATCGGGAAAGCTGACACCAAAGGCGCTGTCCGCATCCTTGTGAACGACGGCGTAAAAATATTTCATGACTTTGCCTTTCCGGGGTGGCTCACAGCCACCCCGCCATCTTTGTTATACTTCGCGCCGTTCCCAGCGGCAGGTCTTTCTTCGGGTGGGGCACGATGATCGTCCGGTCGCCCTTCCTGAATTTGTGGTGAGAGCCCTTCACCGAAACCTGTTCATAGCCCTCTTCCAGAAGCCGCCTGACGATCTTTTTGCTGTCCCGTTCCATGCGCAAATATATACACACGACTGAACCATGGTGCAAGCGAAATTGCGCAATATTTTGCGCAATCGTCAAGGCGGCCGAGGATCGTAAATCGGGCTGCCGCGTCGGCCTTGTTCGCATTATGTTCTCGTCATGCGACTCGCCCTAGAACATATGCGCTTCAAAGCCCTTTGCGTCCTTGATGAAGTGGCCGCCCAGGCCCGACCGGCACCTTTGGTCAATCCGTCCGCCTCCCTACGCTTCGCGCTCGCCTTTCTCTGGTCAGTAGATGAGAATGGCGACCGTGAAATTTACGATGATTTCTGGCGTGCCGCCTACCAGCACGGGACGGACTATCTCGGAACAACCAACAGAGGCGAAGCCCTCCACCGGGCGTTCGTCAATATAGCGATCAGGGCCGGGCATGAACCCTCCGTCGCTCTCAAAAATGCAATGTGGATAGCGCGAGGTGCCCCCAGGAAAGCGCCTGTCGCTCCCGATGGGCGAAAAGGATAAGCCTCCGCAACCCCCTGCATAGCCCGGCCTTCTCCCGCCGGCGCATGCATGCACAAGCCCTCTAGCGACTCACCCATTGTTCGCTTTATGTTCACAGCCTGTGGACAAGAATCAACGCGAGATCATCACCCTTTCTCTCCAGGTGCTGGAAAACGCCTTGCAGCGCGCGCCTAAGGAGAAGATGGGCACAGCCGAGGTGCGCCTGGCGCTCCGCTGTCTCATGCCTCATTGTCCGGAGCGCTGGCCGTTATTTACCTTTTGGGACGGCTCCATCAGCGAGAACGATCTGGGCCGCAGCGCGAGCATGACCGCGGGCTATAACGGGATCAGGCTCCAGCTTAAAGCATCGGGGGCGCTGCGATGATTTTGCCCGGGCCGTCCTCGATAGCGATAGTCGGCGCCGACCTTCCGAACGCCCGCGCCGCGAAGCGACGGGCGGAGATCGCAGCTTGCCGGCCGGGCGAGCCGTTGGAACTGCGGCGCGAGCGGGGAACCAGGGCGGGCAAGCGCGTGGTAGGCGTCTATTCGGCGCGGGGCATCGAGATCGGCTATGTGCTGCCTGCCCAGGTCGACCGGGTCGCCGGGCTGGTGTCGATCGCGCGGGCAATCTTCCAAGAGGCGGAAACATTCGGCGCGCTTGGGCGGCTCACATTTGACGGCAGCACGCCCACCCTGCCGCAACCGAAACCGAAGCCGGAACGGCGCGAGCCTGAGCGCCGGCCGCCGGATGAGTTCTGCGGCATCTTCCCACGGCGACGGGCGGCCTAAACACCTTCCTGTATCATAGCATCGATCAGGGCCGCGCAGCCGCGGCCCGAGCCTTCTGCTCAATCGGCCAAGCGGAATAGCAGATCTTTCGCCCGCATGGCGTCCTCCAGCAGCATGTCGGCCCATATCTGCGCCAGCTCGCGCCGCCGCTCCATATGGGCGGCCCGGTTATAAGCGCCTTCCACCTTGTCGACAGCGACGTGCCCGAGCATCAAATCGATCACCTCGCGATCGTCCGGCCTGCCGTGCTGGCGCCGCCACTCATTCATGATGGTCGAGAAGGATGAGCGATAGCCGTGCGGGCAATGCCGGCGATGATATTTCCCGCCGTTCGCCCGGATGATCAGCGCGCGGACGGCGTTCTCGGACATGGGGAGCGTGCCGCGCCAGGCATTTGGAAAGATGTACTCTCTCGCGCCGGTCAGCGGCCGGATGGCCTCCAGCACTTCGACGGCCTGCCGGGATAGCGGGACAAGATGCTCATAGGCCTCCTCATCCTTCAGTCGCAGCGCCAGCTTCATCGCAGATGGAGGAATACGCCATAGCGGCTCCGGACCGTCCAATCCCTCCATCTGGGTCCATTTCGCGTGGCGCTGCACCGCAGAGCGCACCGTCGTCAGCCCGATGAAGCGGTTCGCCAGCTTCGTGATCGGCTGGGCCTCTTCATGGTCGATGTCATGGATCATTTCCTTGACCTCGGCGAGCGTCGTCAGGGCAGGCTGTTTCGCGGCTTTGGGCTTTGGTTTCAGCAGCGTCTTGATGACGGCTGCCGGGTCGCCGGTGCGCATTCCGTTCGCCGCGGCATAGGCGAACACCTCGCCCGCGCGCTGCCGGATCCGATGGGCCGTCTCGATCGCGCCGCGACGCTCGACCTTGCGCAGAGCGTCCAGCAACAGAGCCTCGGTGACGTCGCGAATCGGCAGACGACCGATCTCCGGGAAGAGATCATCCTCCAGGCTTTCGATCACGTTCCGAGCGTGATGCTTGCTCCAGCGCGGGACATGGAGCGCATGCCACGCCCGGGCGACAGCTTCGAAGCTGTTCTCCGCATCCGTGCGGGCGACGACAGCAGCCTGCTTCTTTTCCAGCGCTGGGTCACGGCCGGCGCGGATGGCCTTGCGGGCCTCATCGCGCGCGTCGCGCGCCTCCACCAGGGAGACCTCGGGATAGCTGCCGAGCGTCAGCAGCTTCTCCTTTCCGGCCATGGTTCGATACTTCAGCCGCCATGAGCGATAGCCGTTCGTCGTCACATAGAGGAACAGCCCCTGAGCATCGCTGAGCTTGTAGGGCTTGTCGGCGCCCTTGGCCTTCCGGCACTGAACGTCCGTCAGCATGCGGCGAGACCCGATTTGGGGGTATCGCAGGGGGTATGGGGGGGCGATACCCCCACGGATACCCCAAAACCGCGCCTACTGACCGTAAACAAAGAGAGAACGTCTGAGACAGCCCACATATGAAAAACCCCGCTAAGTGCGGGGTTCTTATAGACGTTCTTGGACTGTTCTGGAAGAACAT